TCAGCTTCCAGATTGAAGCACTTCCACTTTCAGGGTTAACTCGTCAATCTTTGCCATCAGTGCCAGGATAGCTTCATGGTGGAGAGCTGCAGCAATCTCACCAGGGGATAGTGCTAATGAATTTTCTATCTCTTCGCCATCCACAGTTACCGAGCCCTCTCGGGAGAAACAAACGGCTTCTGGGATAATTTCCTGAATTTCCTGTGCCACAAAACCAATACCAAATGATCCTTTCATCTGATCATCTTTACGCACCCACGTATAGCCACGCACTTTCTTCATTTTTTCAAGCGGCTCATCAATCGGGGTAATTTTGTCTTTAATACGGCGATCCGAATTGTTTACCCATGATGCAGGGGCATAAGCATTCCCGCTGTTGTAGTCCATGTACCAGTCTTTATAAGCAGTGTCCTGGTAAAGACGTAAAAAACCGTATCTCTGGCCAGCAGAAGCAATTTGACAAAACATCTGCAACTGAGCCGGTGTTGCACCACTGGTTGTTTGCGTTGTCGATGCTACCGTTGCTCCCACCGCTGGCAGTGTATTCTGAACAATTTTAAAGAAGGTGTGGCCAGTTACTCCCCCTCCTGTCTTTCCATCAAGAGTATCAAGACGAGTGTCATTACCGGCTGCGACCGTTCCCGCAGCTGTTCCGACGTCCCTGATTGCGCTGTTTCCTAAACCGAGGTTTGTTCGAGCGCCTGATGCAGTTGTCGATCCGGTACCGCCCTGAGCTACAGACAGCGCTGTAGACAGTCCGCTGAGCGAGGTGATGTCATTGTTTGCACCTTTTGCCGCCTTGCCTGCGAGAGAAGTGGTAATGCTATTCCAGGCTGGGCCCGTCCATGTTGTTCCATCCGGCAGCGTTACCGTTACATTGCCGCTTCCAGAAAAAATTCGTTGCCAGTTCTGTTTGTCGTAATTCAGTCCACGCAGTGCTTCAGCACTTTGCGCCACCAGCGCGGCAGTGACCATGTTCAGCGCCACGCGTGGAACAGCTGACCAGGCTGCACCGGCCTGAGTAGGCCCGGTAAAGTTACTAACCAGAGTCACCTGGGTATTACCGTCAACCGTTTTTACTGGCAGCGTATAATCAACGCCGCCCACAGTGGAGACAATAAAGTCACCTGCGGCGAGTTCGGCTGCGAATGAGGTTCCGGAACCGCCAACAATAGCGGACCCGTTTGTCAGGGTGATAGTTCCTGCAGACATATGCGCTCCTTTCGGGCAATAAAAAACCCCGCCGGGGCGAGGTTTATTCAAAAATGCTTGAGTTACTGGCACGTGGTACTACTGAAAGTGTTTGCGCTAACCCATGACCAGTTAAATGGGTAACCGGCGCGGTACTGGGTCTGATTACTTTGCTTCCGCACTCCGTAAATCTGGACGATGTTTTCCTGTCCGCCGATTAGGGCCGTTCCGTTACATATAGGTTGCTGCTTCTGAAGAACGCCAGCGCAACCGGAGAGCAATACAGCCACCGCCAGGCAAAGAATCATGTTTTTCATAGTGGTTATATCCCAGGGTATTCACGAAGCTAAACAATATCAAGATGAATCAAAGGGATATAATTGATTTTGTAGATCAATTTTATAAGATTGATCGCTGAAAACGATCAATCGTAGTTGGCGCAGTTGATGGCCATAATCACGTTTCTCAGATTTGAATACGCGACGTTCTGAAGGTTTCCGCTGGGGGTTGTTTGTGGTCTGGCGAATATTCGCGTATTGCCTCCCTCAAGTTTTGCCATGCTCTTGTAAATCGCCGAGTAGGGCTGCGGCTGGCCGCCAGCCGATATAACCCCAGTAATCAGACCCAGCATGGCAGGCATACAGGCCCATTTCCCCGCCAGCGTGGTATTGATGTTATAACCTGAACTTGCATCTACCCCGGCAGTACCGAGGGTTACCACATCACTGAGTGTGCGTGTTTCGTTTGTCAAAATAAGCGTCCCTGACGCATCCCAGACGGCAAGCCCGTAATCAGGCTTTGTCTGTGGGAAAATAGAGAAAAAATAAACGTACGCTGTGCCGGTTGCATTTGGTCTGAGAAAATCAACCGTGATGGTGTTCCCGCTTATCGTCTGGGTAATTTCCACCTCAACCGTGCAATGAACGAAGGCGACAACGGGTTGACCTGAGGGAAATGTGTGCGTCACTTTGGTGTTGAAACCCGATGTTCCCTGAAGTGCCGCTGTCTTTCGAGCCTGTAGAGCAATTGGCGAACTGTTCGCGGTCACCCATACTTCTCCTGCCGTCGTTGTCAGTAAAACGCCATACTGCGCCATTTATGCCCTCTCGATCTGGAAAATGAGATACGCCGCTGCCGCAGGCTCAGTCCCTGGGGAGTAGTCGGTATCGCCTACTGCCGATACCGTTGCGGTGCCACCTGAAATAGTGATCTTCCTCCGGCTCGTTCCCCACTGATCACCGTTCATGATCTGAAAGTAAGTAAGCTTACACCCCGGTGGAAGCACTACGGAGTAAGAGCCTGTTTTTTCATTCTGGGCCAACTGTAGGTAGCCGCTTACATTGACAGGCTTAATTCCATAATTATTTACAACGCCTGATGCGTCCCAGGTTTCCACGCCGTACTGAGCCATAGCTGTTCATCCTAAAAAAGGGCCCCACCTGAGGCCCAATAGTTACCATATCCCTGTGATTCTCCCGATCTGCACCCTCAACACATTGTTGGCGTCACGAACACTGATTGTCTGGTTTGTCTGTTTCATGGCTCCCTCTCCGGCTGTCGAACCGTAGTTCTCGAATGTTCCTGATTTATCCAGCCTCCATCCGACAGACCCAGCAACGTAATTATTGGACTGGATAAAGTCGCCGATTTTGGCATTGGTTATCGTGCCATCCTGAATAAATCCGGAGCTGATAAATACCTGACCGTTTACCACCGCGAACGGTGAATACTGGGTATCGCCACTGCCACTCATCAGCACGAACTGGTTAGCGTTGAAACCTACTCGGGTAACAATCGGCTGCCCTGCCTGCGCCAGAACGGCAATCGACATCCCGGCGTTATACATGATGCCGTTTATCCTCACGCCTGTTTTGAGGGTGTAGATAGCCGAAGCTCCAGAGGCATCAACGACGGCGGTAAGTTTGTCCTCCAGTGCTGCAGTAACATCATCAATCTGCGCCTGCACCTGCGTTGACAGTTCGGCCATTGCATTATCAACTTCAGCAATCGTCGTTTTAACCACCAGAATATCGGCACGCACTTCTCCGTATTGTGCCCACTGGTGCTCAACAGTTCCGTGGTTCGCCAGGGCGTTCTGCAGTATTCCCTCAATGTTGGTATCGATGTCACCAGTTAGGCGTTCTCCGTCTGCAGAGGTTAGGAAATCATCTGCGATATCGCCCAAATAATCATCGGCGTTATCGTTAGACATCCCCCTGTTCCAGTCGGTATACCCGGACTCGTTACCCGTTCTGTCGACCAGCTGCGCGCGGTACCAGAATTCCTGCCCTGCTTTAAGGCCGAGCTGGGTGTATTCCGCAGATGGATAAGGAACGTCTGAGAGCAAAAGTGGATCTGAAAAATCGCTGTTGGCAGTGTACTGAATTTCCGTTTTTAGCGTATCGCCGGTGTTTGCCGGGAAACCCCAGTTAAGACGAATCCCCCAGTTAATGCCCGTGGCTGTGAATCCTACTGGCTTAGGCGGATTACCTACTTTGCCGGTCAGTGTCTTCTCTTCTGAATATCCCCACCCGGAAGAAATTTCAGCGGCATTAATTGCGCGCACGCGCACCAGGTAGCGCCCTGCATAAATCCCCGGGACGTCAAATGACGTGGTGGAGCTGCGAGGCATGTTCACCCAGTTTCCGTCGTTACGGCGCCACTGCCCCTCATAGGCGATTGCATTCTGCGCCTGGTCCCAGCTGACGCGCATGGTCTCGACGCTGATATTCTGCTGAACAACAGAAAACGAGCTGATCACGATGTTAGCTGGCGGGGACTGATTACCAGGAGGTATTACACTTATTGGCCGCTGGTCGATGATGGCTCCGGTATCGATGCGGGCATATTTATCCGGGTCGTGCCATGCGCCAGTAATCGAGAAAGTGCCATCATCCTTTTCGGAAACGCTGACAACACGATACTGCTGCGCGTAGAGCTCGTCAGATTCAACCACCCAGACAGCTTCGACCTGTGGCGTCTCACTGTATGCCGTGGTGACAGTGACTGATTCCCCGTTCACGGCCTGAATGGTCCTGCTCTGCGATGCTCCGGAAGGTAGGTTGAGAATAAGACGATCACCTGCTGCCGCATCTGCCACGCGGTCAAGTTTGATAACGCGACCGTTAACGGCGCTGATGCGGCCGCCCATAACCTTTCCGGAAAGCAGTTCGTCTGCCACGGCGATGATGTAGCCTGGCTGCGGAATGTTACCGTCCAGCCCGACATCAAACGAAACAACGCGATCCTTGTTGTTGGTAAGAATACCCCAGCGTCCCTTTCGGTTCGCTTCTGACTGTCTGGTGCAGCCGATGGCTGTCATTTCCAGCTGATTGAAGCCGTATCGCGCCACCAGCGCCTGCTCAAATACCGGCTCCATCGCGTCGGCATAAGCGTTACCCGGGTCTGACCATGAAACCAGCGCTGTGGTGTAGCGGCTTTTCGTGGTGCTGCTCGAATAGGTGAAGCGATCGCCTACAACGTTAGCGCGCGTGTAGCTGTAATCAACATCGCGCGGCATGTCAGCCAGGGCAACAATCTGATCCCCGCCCCAGTAGGTCATACCACGGAAGATAGCAGCAAAATCACGCAGGACTGTGTAGGCGTCGTTTCGGTCCTGGATGTACACGTTACAGGTATAACGTGGTTCGGTACCGTTGCCCCCCTTGCCGTCTGGTACCATCTGATCGCAATACAGGGCAACCTGATACAGCGTCCATTTATCGATATTCGCAGCAGTCAAACGGTGACCGAGGCCGAACCGGTCAGAAACAACCAGATCGTAAAAAATCCACGCAGGGTTATCCGTCCATGCCCATTTAAAAGCCCCGGTCCATGTCCCGCTGTACGTTCGTGTTTCGGGGTCATAGTTATCTGGCACGCGAATAACACGCCCACGAGGCTCGCAGGAGATCTGCGGGATAGAGCCGTTAAACTGGCTGGAATTGAACTCGATGTAGAGTAACGCTGTGTTTGGATAGCGCAACTTGGCGTCAATCACCTCAGTGAAGCTCTGCAGCGTCATCGTGTCGCCGATCTTCGCGCTGTTGGCGTCAGAGGTAATCTTACGCAGGCGGATTGTCCAGGTGCTGCCCGCCTGCGGTAAATCAATGCGATGGCTGCGCTCATAACCAGACGTCGTTTTTCCGGTCACGCTGGTATTGAGTACCGTCTGCCATGCGCCGCCGTCCGTCTGCAGGTCAATCGCATAATTTACCGAGTAACCCACCAGATCGCCGTCGTCCTCCTGCTTGAAAAGCGAGGGCCATTTCAGACGCAGGCGAACTGCTGAAAGCTGCGTATTGGTAAACGTGCGCGTCCAGGCTGTAGCGCTTGATACCTCAGTTCCTACGCTGATTTCATTTTCGGTACCCGGAATGCCCTGAATATAATTTTGTGCCTGCGTTCCCGCGCGAAACTCCCACGTCACACCGCTGAAGTTCTGGGAACCGTCAGAGTTCTCAAGCGCCGTTCCGTCAAGGTAGATGTTTTTGCCGGTTAGCTGCCCTGCAAACTCCCCTTCCCCAAGCGCAACGAGGATTTTTGCCTTCGCTACAGATTGCAGATCGTCAGGCTGTTCGGTAGGGGTTCGGGAACTTGAGCTGCCGCCCTTGCGGCCCTTTAACACTTTATCTGTAGCCATATTGCGCCCATAAAAAAGCCACCCGAAGGTGGCCTGAAAAAAGGTTTGTTATCTACTGCTGATCTTCGACATAAATTCCGGCTGAGATAATTGCTCCTCCGATTCTCCGACGACCATAAAGAAGCGGCACCGGGTAGCCCTGAGCTGCAGTGTTTGTAACTCCTCCGAATGCGTATGAGGCGCGGTTATCTGCGCTTTGTTTGCTGGCCAATCCAGTTGGCTGAGGGGAAAGCATTTGTACAACACCGCCTACCATCATCGCCGCACCAAATTGTGCGACGCCATACCCGGCTGCAGATAACGTACCTGCTGAAAAGTAGCCAACAGCCACCCCGACAACAACCAGCACTGCACCAAGGATTGTTTGTAATATCCCTGCTTTTTTACTGCCAATAATTACTGGAACAATACGGATAACGTCACCGGTAACCGGAAAGCCAAGATCATCCTCACCAATGTTTCTTTTACCCTTAAACACAGAGTATGTAAGCCCGCGACGCTGGCTGGAAATCATAAACTGCTCAAATCCAGGAATGGTCTTCGCGAGTGCGACACCGGCCTCGCTCACGCGGGAAATCAGGCGATGGTGAACTTTTCCAAACGTTTTACCAAGAACTCCGCCAAGTTCAATTCGACTCATAACCTCTTTCATACAATTTCCACACATAAAAAAACCGCCGAAGCGGTTTAAATATCAATTTTGTGCGGCTTTACCGCCGGTACACTGATATTCGACAGATACGTTGGACATAATACAACTCCCAAAACCATCCATCTGTCCACACTGGCTAGTTTGTCCGCCAAAAGGTTCTGCACCTTCATATCCCCAAGTTTTACATTTTTGGGCGGCTAAAGATGCGGCTTGATTAAGGTCAACAACAGGCTTTTCAAATTGACCGACTGTATAACCCATTCTCACAGTACCATCGGCCTTGCTTCCCCCCATAGGGACCATTTCCTTTCGAACCGCGCAACCAGATAAAATCATGGTAGTTAAAACTATCAGGACTATTTTCTTCATCATTTATTTCCTTTAATTACAATCGGAAATATCTTAACACCATTCAATCTGGCTGCAATATAAGAATTATTTTTGATGATATCATTCAATACACAAATAAATCTTTATAGCGCAATAACTTAACTGTTCGTTCCTGCCAGAAGCCGCCGTACGGCACGCGCTGGCTTATGTGTCCGTACAGGTGATGCAACAGCATATTGCCCTCCAGCAAAATTCCCGCGTGATTCCACTTATCGGCCTGGACCTGCATGATCACCATATCGCCTGGCCTCGGCGGTCCGTCGAACTCTCTGAAACCGCACTCGTACCAGAAATCCTGATAGAAGTTGTCCGGATAGCCCTTTTCCCACCAGGGATAGTCAACCCGATAGTCGTGTAGCTCGATACCGTGGGTTTGCCGGAAATAGCTCATGATCAGACCCCAGCAGTCAAAGTGACCAAGCACAAACGGACGCTCCAGCAACGGAAGTTCACCGCGCGGCTGGATGGTTCGTAAATCCCCCTCCGGCCAGCTCACGATGTGCCAGGGCAAAAGCGTTGCATCGCATTGCGCTTTATCCAGTTCGCTTGGTTGCGTAGTGGCATCAGGATGACTGTGAGCGATGGCGATCACAGTTCCCCAGTCTTCAGCTGCTGCGTAATCTTCCGGACAAAGGACAAAATTGTCCTCTGGCGCCGCTGCAAGATTACGGCACGGAAAATAACGTTCAACGCGGCTTTTCTGCGCCACGACGCCACAGCACTCACGAGGATATTCAGCTGCAGCATGCGCCATAATGGCATCAATAGTTTTCTGACGCATATCAGCTCCTGATCAAAGACGTCCCCGGGAAGCCACCAAACGAGAGTTCGTTATTTTCTCCGAACCGAAGTTTGCAGGCCGTCAGCGTGCCATTGCATTCATCAAGCGACGGATCGCTGACTGGGTTGTTGTTTTTGTCGAAATAGTTGGTCCCGGCATAATCGCAGCCGTCGCCGGTGCGATACTTGTTCCTGATGCACCAGGTGCACAGAGAATGAAGCTGCCGCGTCGGGATCATTTGCCCCTGCAGGTCCATCGGGCTGGATAGCGTGAACTCAACCACTTCGTTGGTTTCACTGCTCTTTGCATCGATGTAGAAAACCTTCAGCTTTTCCTGGGTCGGATCAGCTGTTGGATTGCCGTCGGCAAAGTTAATCGCGTCAAGATATTTTCCCAGCGTGTCATGGATGGTCACTTTCGCCTGCAGCATATCGTCATAAGCCAGGCAAAGTGCCGTTATGGAGCTATCAAGGTTAGCCACTGATAATTTTGGCTGCGCGCTACTTCCACTCGTAGATGCTTCGATCCCCTCAATCTGGCAGGGCCAGGCTTTATACTCCTCCCCCTGCCACCAGATAGATTTTGCAGGCAGTTTATTTTCATCACCGCCGGCAGCGATAATTTCGGCTTCAGAGTGCGCAAGACTGTAGCTGTGAAATCGCAGCACATCACCGGTACCAAATGCCGTGCCATCCACTTCGAAAAGCCTGACCACATCGCCAGGTTCGAGCTTCTGAAAATCTGCGTTAAGACTCATGGTCGGAATGCCTGTATGAATGTTGCTTCAAGGTTGAATTTCCCCGCGCCGAGCCCGGTAGGTTTATACGTTTCGCAACGATACAAACCCAAAGGCTCGAGCGGTGGCTTCCACTGAAAGGCTTTCGTTCCTTCATGCCTGTCGAGAAAATATTTAATCGCTGAAATGTAGGTTTCGTTGCCAGTAAAATTGAGCGTCCATTGCTGGCTTTTAGGGTTTAATCCATCACCTGAAACCTGCTCATATCCATCGCCAAACTTGGCTTTCCTGACGCGGAAATTTGTATCAGCCTCAGCGTTAATCCGTGGGCACCATGTGAAAGTTTCGATGGCCATATTTATCGGTTTCCTTTCATTGCGTTCCAGATGTCACCGCCGGGGCGGATATCACGCATTACATTCTGCTTATATCGCTGATCGACAAATTTCCCGACCTCTGCACCAAATTGCTCAAGACCTGGTGAGGTTTGCGTTGAGGTGTTGCCGTTACCATCGATGGTGATATAAACCTGTGGCGCCGAAGATACCAACTGACCGCCACCACCTCCGACTGCACGAACGCCAAGAGAACCATCCGGCGCGCGGGTAAGCGGCATGATCGCCTCCGGCCCAGCCTCGCCCATGATTCCGGCGCCGCCTTTTGCGAAAGCGAACATGGTGGGGTTCCTGACGATCCCATTACTGAAAGCACTCAGGGATGGAGAGTCATAAACGCCGCCTTTGGCGTTAAACTGGAAGTTCGATCCGTAACTGGAAACCGCCGTACCGGTGCTGGCTGATGCTCCCGCACCGCCCCCGAAGAAGCTGCCTACACTGCCGATGAGTGAGCCAAAGATGCCAGAACCGGAAGAGGCCCCACCCATCGCGCTAACCACCGCCATCTGCAGAGCCACTTTTTCGATAATCTGCAGGACGGAAATACCCCACGATTTCCAGCTAACTTTATTGCCTTCCAGCATCGACGTAACGTTACTGAATGCGCTGTCCAACGTGGTTTTCACCCCGTCAGAGACCGTGCCGGATACGTTACTGATTTCATCAAACCAGTTGGCATAGCCGCGGGATACTCCAGACATCCAGTCCGCTTCAGCTTCTGCTATAGCCTTGTATTTCTTATCCAGAGCATCGAGGGCAGCTGCGCGCTGTGCGATGGCCTCGGTGCCGCCGTCCGTTTTAGCAAAAACACGGTCGATCTGTTGCGTCTCATCGAACCGGCTGCGCTGGCGATCACCCATGCCTGCGGTTTCGGTTGTCAGCGTCGCCTCATCCCTGAACTTTCGAGCCGCTTCGGTTAAATCCTTCAGGGCATCCGCTTGTTCGCGCTGCTTGCGCACGTTCTCGTCGGCTTTTTGCGTCCATTTTGCCAGCTCTGCAGATGATGCCTGGATCGCCCTGCGCTGCTCGTCGGTCCATTTAGTGCCTGCCTGGTGCGATGCCGCGTAAAGCTCGGATGCTTTTTCGCCTTCCGTCGCCCTGACGCGTTGCACATCGATAGCCACACTCAGATCGGCCATTTTCCGGGAATACTGTTCGGCGGTGCTGGCCGCTTCACGCTCGGCTTTACTCTGTGCTTTCGAGGCGGCGGTAGAGGTTTTTTTTGCCTCCGCAGCCGCTGCATCTTTTTTGGCTGCCTGATCCTTGTTGTAGATGTACTGGGTGTAAAGTGCTCCCGTCAGCTTCAGGTCTTCTGCTTCATACACGTGCTGCTGATGGAGTTTCTCTAAACCGCTTAGGCTGGCCAGCTCGTTATCTCGGCGTGAGCGCTCCAGTGCGGTTTGCTGTTGAGGCGTTGCGTTCGCCAGTGAAACGACGGGCCCGGCATATTGCGGCGGCTTGGCGCCAGCGGTCGCTGACATTGAGCGGTTAAGCAGGTCATACGCACCTTTCAGGATAGAGACGGCGCCAGCCTGTTCGATAGCCTTTTGCGTGGCCAGATCGCTGGCCTGGTTTACCAGCTTCTGCGTTTGCTCGACTTTTGAGGCTGCCTGTTCGCGCTGGTACTCCAGCTGGTTCAGCTTATCGGTCAGCTCGATATTTTTGGCCGTGATGTCGGCCTGGTCCATGAAAGTGTTAATCAGGGTCAGCGTCGGATGGCGGTTATAGTCCTGCTGGATTTGGTCAACCGCCTTAAGGCTGTCTTTCACCTTCGCGATCTGAGAGTCGAGGTCGGCCAGGTCCTGTTTTTGCGCCTGTAAAGATGTACGGGCATCAGCCGCGGTCGAACGCAGGCCAAGCACCGACATCTGCTGGAGCTTGGTGTTGATCTCGTCGAGGTTGTTGGCAAAACCTACCGCCTCACGGTGCACCTGCTGGGTATGCTGATACAGGCCATACATCGCAGCGCCGGCACCGATAATCACTCCAGGCCAGCCACCGAGAATACCAAGAACGCTACTACCCAGGCGGGACATCACCGAGGCTGTATTGGTGAGGTTATTAACGGCCGAAGTCCTGCCAGCAAGCGCCGTATTCAGTGATGCCTGAGCAGCAGCAAGATTACGCTCAGCTACAATCTGAGCCTCAATACTCGTCGCCGCTGCACGCGCCTGTCGAGCGCGGTAAACAGCCTGGCGACCAGCAGCAACGCTAACCTGAGCTCCACGGACCTGAGCCTGCGCCAGCGCGACCTCGGCGGCCGTATTAGCGAGGACTGCCCGGGTTGACTGAGCAACGCTGCCGACCATGTTGCCAAAATAACGAGCGAGGCCAACACCAACCAGAAGACCGGCTGTATTTGCCACATCATCGATGTTATTCGCCAGACCATCCAGCACGCCAGAAAGCGTGGATGATGCGCCGACAGCATCATTCGCCCCGCCAACCCATGCGAGAAAGGCGTTTTGCACTTTCTGTGCAGATCCGCTGATGGATGCAGGAAGGGTGTCGAATTCTTTACGGAGGATCTCAACGTTGGTCAGCAGCGGGACGATCTTGTTGGTCGTCAGCTCGCCGTTGTTGGCCATATTTCGCAGGCCACCAACAGTGGTACCCAGCCCATCAGCCAGCAGTTTCGCCAGGCGACCACCGTTCTCCATGATGGAGTTAAATTCTTCACCTCGCAAAACGCCTGAGCCAAGTGCCTGGCTAAGCTGGGTGATAACAGAACTCGCCTCTTCGGTACTGGCGCCAGACAGCTTCAGTGAGGTTGCTACGGTTTCCGTAACTTTTGCGACGTCAGCAGAAGCGTAACCGGCATCTCGCAGGGACTGCGCAATTCTGCTGTACAGGTTGCTGTTTGCCTCGAGGGATGTTCCGGTGCGCTGGCTAATCTCCATCAGCACGCGCTGGGATTGCACGTAATCCTCACTGGAAGAGGACGCAAGGCGAAGACGCCCATTCAACTGGTTCCACGTGTCGGCAAACTGAATCAGCTGATGCGTGGCAAATGCACCAGCCCACGCACCGGCAAGCCCGGCAGCAGAGGATCGCACGGTTGCAAGCTGAGAATTCAGGTCAGCCAAAGACCGCTGAGTTTCACGCGTGGCCGCTGCAGCTTTTTTCCCGCCCTGTTCCATAGTGCGGTAGTAATCGGTTCCCATGCGGGACGCTCTGGCGATCTCTGACTGGAAAGAAGAAGAGTTCGCCGAAATTTTGATGATTAGCTCGCGCAGCGTTGCCATAGTTCACCCATAAAAAAGCCCGCAGCCGCGGGCATCAAAGACTGGACATCCATTCTTCAAGTTCAGAGACTTCAGCGCCTTCTTCCTGCTCACCCCATTTCAGCATCACGTCAGGAATGGTGAATTTCCCGCCCTGAGAGTTCAGCATTGCAACGGAGATCTGCGCCGCCTGAGCATCGGCGCGCCAGTCACCAATCGGACTGATGCGGTCGAACTCGATCCACATTTTGAGCTCGCTGGCGGTCATGGTCTGGCGCAGTTCGTGGAGAGTGCGCCCCAACCGGAGCGCCAGCGACATCAGGAAGAAGGTCAGCGGTTGCTTTACGGCTTTCCCGCTTCTTCCTGGCTCAGGCCGAGGTTGAGGGCCTGAGCCAGCAGGCGGGAGTGCACAGGACCATAAATTTTAGATACCTGCTCCTGATCCTCATCGCTGAATACTCGCTCGCCGTTTTCATCTAGCAGAACGTCAATAAACAGAACCACATCAGCCTCTTTGTTACGCAGAAACTTTTCCGCCTCCGTCAGCGTCGGTGCCTCTTCGCCCTCGGCGAGCTGGGGATTAACGAGCTCCCGGAATTTCACCCAGGCATCGCCAGAGGGTTCACGCAGCGTTACCTTTGCGCCATCCCATTCAGGGACCGTGATACCTTCTTTGGTGCGATAGGCTTTCGATGCTGTAAGCGCCACGTTGCGTAATGAATTCTGTGATGTTTTTTGCGGCATTTCATTTTTCTCTTGTTACATGATCGAAGGGATAAAAAAAGCGGCCGAAGCCGCTCAGGAACCAGATGCGTAGATGCGTTTAGGTTTGCCGCGTACACGCAGAGAATAGGTAGCGCCAACAACGGAAGATGTTGCAGCAGACCATGAGCTCTGGCGTACCTCCACCAGCACGTAGAAACCATTACCAGACGGGAACACCACACGCAGCGCGCGCAGTTCGTCATTTTCGTAAGCGGTCTGCAGTGCCTTCTGTGCTGCTTCATCGCCAACCCAGTTACGGGTAATGCTCATTTCAGCTGGCGCGGCGAGGCCGTTGGTTTGCTCCTGTTCAGTTGAGCAAAGCGTGGTTACGTCGATATCCCCTTTCTGCCCGCCGGTGAAGGTGATCTCCTTTGTTGCACAGGCCGCTTCCAGCCAGGTAATGCCAGCCCCCGGGAAATCTGAGGCGTTAAAATCCTCAGCGGTTACCGGTGCGTCGGAGACGGCAAAGGTCATCCCCTTTGTAACTTCATACTTACTGGTCATGGTTTCTCCAGATAAAAAAAGACCGCCGGGGCGGTCTGTTATGGTGGGTAAGGTTAAACGGTTACCTGAAATTCGAGCGTTGCCCGGTGATAGCGCAAATCAGGCTCATAGCCCGGCGTTTTCACAATGCTTTCCGGCTTCAGCACCTGCAGAGCATCAAGCGCCATATTCCTGATCGTGCGCGCTTCAGCGATGGTGCTGGAATAGACATCAACCTGCACAGAAACGGCAGATTCAGCCTGACCGCAAAGAACGTCTGCGGCCACGTCGGTAATAATCGAGAAAATTACCCAGGGCGGCGAGATTGAAGGCTTCCCGTCACTGCCGAGCGGCGCAACGTAGGGATAAACCTGCCCTCCGGCCAGCGGCGCCAGCAGAGGATAGAGATCTTCTTCCGTCATTTGCTTAATGCCTCGTCAATGGCCTGGTTCATGCGCCTGATCGCAACCTCCGTCGCCTGCTCCTGGCGAACATCGAACGCGGAACGAATGAAAGGGTGCGGTGGCATGTTAACGGTTCCCATTTCAACGAATCGCCAGTAAAAGGCGTTTCTCGGGTTCTTCGCCTTCATTGTGTTATTGCTGTTGCCGGTGCGCGGGTTAACGCCACGAATATGGACGCCGGAAGAAATTTCCCCGCGGCGACGGCTTTTTTGGGTCACCACCACCACGTTTTTTTTCAGTTTCCCGGTACGCACCGGAGCGCGGGCGATCACTTCTTCCTTAAGCACTTCGGCGCCGGCGCGCGTGGCATCACGCAGAACCTTGTTGTTTTCAGCGCGGCTAAGCGCCTCCAGATCCTTTGCGATGTCATTTAACCCGGAAAAATCGAGGCTCGTCTCAATCATTTTTCAGCTCCCGTTTTGCAAAGAATTTCCAGGCGAGTGCCGGTCGCATTTGCTACAGGAGGACCGATGATATTTAGCACCTGACCTTTATACGGGCCGCTGAGCACTTCCAGACGAGAAGATGCATTCAGCTCAGCCCTGAAGCGCATCCAGACGCGAATGGTTGCCTGCGCAGTTTCAGCGCCGCCTGAAAGCTGCTCTCTGCCGCTGATCCCCTTTACCTCTGCCGGGACAGGGTCGCCACCAGTCCACGATTCAACTGGCTGACCAGATGGATCGCGCGAAGTCGTGAAGGTGAGAATTTTTACCCTGTGCCTGAATCGTCCAGGTTCCATCAGGAGCCCTCCTCAGGTTCAGATTTACCGCGCCAGTTGCGATGGATGAACATCATGCGTTCTGCTGCAGCGTTCTCATATAGCTGTACTTCGCTTTGCGCGGTGCGGTGTTCAAACATGTCAGCAAAGACAAGGAGAACGGCGCCCTTAACGGCTGCAGGAATATCATCTGCAACTTTCCATGCTGGTTCGTCGCACCAGCGTATGCAGTAGTCAAAAGCGGCCTGAGCGTACAGGGTGATCAGCTCGTCCCTGTCGTCTTCCTCAAATTCAATCTGCTGCTTAAACAGGCTGAGGCCAATTACATCCAGAACATCTATCGCCATAAGTTAAAAGGGCGGGTCACCCCGCCCCCTCCATCATGAGCCAGAAGAGAAACTGCCCTTGATGATTGCCGCCGGGCGATAGTGCGCCAGCGCCAGGCGTTCTTCGCACAGGATGGTCAGCATGTTTTTCACGAAGTTGTCGCGGTCTTCACGGCTGACTTCCACGGTGGCATCCATGCGATCCCACACCTGTGAGGCCATATCAAAACCGCCCACCGTAAAGGTGCCGGCGGCCTGCGCCTTAGTCGGAACCACTGGCAGGCCCCACATGATGTTGCTGGTAAACGCCTGAGGACCACCGAAGATATAGCGGCCTTCGTTGTCTTTCAGCAGCGCGATGTTGTGCCAGTCACGCGGGTTCAGGACGATACCGGATGCGCTAAACTCAGACTCGGTCACCTGGTAAATAGCATGAGCGATGATGTCAGCGCGGGTGTCACCGGAAACGTTCAGCGAGGTGTCGTAGGCGGTAGCCACTTTGTTCAGCCCCTCCAGGTTATCTCCGGTGCCGTCGCCGTTCAGCAGCTGGTTTTCCTCCTTCAGTGCCAGACCATACATCAGACGTCCGTTGACGTATGACTGCAGCATTGGTGCATCGTCCATAACCTGACGTGACGCCTGTACCCAGTGCGCGATGGTTTTCACGTTCGCGGTCTGCTTGCTGAATGTGATATCCGATTCTGGCTTAAGCGCTTTCTCGGCCACCACATCGGCGTTATTGGTAAACACCTCTTCACGCACATATTCCAGAGCGTTACTGGAAATGCGGCCCTGAGCCAGCAGGTCACGGATGGTCAGACGGCGCAGGCCCGGCATGATAATGCCTGGGATCTGCATAGGCTGGATCAGTGCGCCAGCAGAGTCAGCGTCACTGCCGAGCGACTTATTGAACGTCTTCGCATCGAAGGTGCCCTGTTTACCGTCCCATGACTTAATGAGCTCTTCGGCAGCTCGTTCAGAGAAGGATTTCTTCTCACCCGGATTTTCAGCACCAGAAGCCAGTTTCTGTTCAAGATCGAAAAGGCGCGTACCGGATTTGGACAGTTCTTCCTGTACTTTTGCCAGGTCGGACTGCAGCTGTTTGGAAACCTGGCCCGTGCTTTCGATTTCAGCTTTCTGCGCATCGAACAGCTGGGTCATTTTCTGCTGGGATTCTTCGATTGCTTTTTGAATGAGAGCGAGTTCAGACATAATTAATTACCTAAATTAGAAGGGAAAGATTTGATGCTCTGAAGCAGAGCGTTGATTTGTGCTTCGTTTCCGTCGCCCTCGGACTCGCTCCGAATCGCTGACTTAAACCGGGCTATTAACCCAACTGCCTGTGATTTGGTGAGCCCGACTGAATCCCTCAGCCAGTTCTCCACATCACGGATCGTTTCAATGCCATCGACACTTTTCATGGCTGCGATGCCAGCCTGTTCGTTGGCGGGGAAAGTGCAGACGCTTATTTCGCGCAGAGCCTGGATATTCTTAAAAATGCGGCCTGTTGGAATGATGGTGTAATCGTCTTTCGCAACGGAAAAGCCAACCGACATACCTTCAACCGTACCGTGTTGCATTGCCGCTTTCAGGTCGGCGGCGCCGCTGTGTCCTGGGGTAAGTTGACCGCGCACATACAGGCCTTTTTCGTCTTCTGCCAGGCTGTCCCATTTACCAACCGGCAGCTCCCACGTCTTGTGGTTGAAAAACATCGCCACTTTGCGGGTCTGGTTCGCCAGTGCGTTTTTAAACGCCCCGGGCAGAATGATGTCGCCATCGGAATCGGTGTTATTAAAAACAGAGGCGTAGCCTTCAAAAATCCCCTGTTTACCGTCACCGGTGAATTTGATTTCTGTCTCGTCGAAGGACAGCGTTTTTACGATCTCAGGCATTACGGCCCCCATAAAAATTAAGCCCCGTTATTACGGGGCTCTTTGTTGGTTCCTAAATCGGTGATCGGCACGTATTGCGACTGGCGCATTGCCACATCGCCACCCGGCAATGGCGGGAGGTTATCCGTTCGTCGCATCTCGTTGATGGTGCGTAGCCCTGCCTCTCCCATTGCCTTCATAAAGGCAGCGCGGGATGCCGAATCCCCCCTCAGCAGGCCGTCGAGGTTGTGCTCAGCATGAATGCGGCCGACATCCTTAGCAGGAATAAGCCAACGCTGAATGCTGTTTTCCCACCGGGAGATATAGGGCTGCAGGGTGTACTGCAAGAAGCCGAGATTCTGCTGCTCGATGCCCGATCCCCAGCTCGTTGATTTCTCGACGTCGCCGACAAGGTGAGGCGGTACGCCAAAGAATCGCGCCAGTTCACTTACCTGAAATTTTCGGGACGCCATCATTTCGGCATCCTGCGGCGTTACGCCAATTGCCGATGTGGAAAAGCCCGCTTCCAGTATCCAGAGGCGTTTTTTAACCGGACCGCCGGCGATCTCTTTGAAGTTCTCTTCAACCTGCGATCGCTGCTGTTCAGTCAGCACCTTTTCGCCGGTTGACAGGATTTGCGGAGACTTGGCACCGTTGGCAAAGAAATCGCGCTGCTGGTCCTCCATCGCAACTGCCACACCTGCCGATTTACAGGCAAAAGCAATAGGTGAAAGGCCGACCAGCCCGGTGAATCCGAAGCCTTTAAGGTGAAAAATCTCTCTCTGGGAAAAGTTGGCGTATTCGCTGTCGCGTTGATAGCGATAAACCACTTTTTTTCCGACGAGTTTCACATCCATATTGGCAGACTGAAGCGGGAGAAGGCTGATCACGTCACCCGCGCTGTTGCGGTCCACCAGTGCATACGCGTTACCGTAGAAACAGAGCTGCATCGTCATGGCCTCCCTGAATTCCTGGGCGGTCATGTACTGATTCGGTGAGTAGCGCAGCAGTCGCGCCAGCGGATTGCTCAAACCCACTTTTTTGCGGTTGTCATTCTGGTCGGTTTCGAAGACATCAAGCGGTAAGCATGCCGTGAGCGTTGAAATCAGGCTAACGCAGCGCCAAACAGTCGAAATTTGCAGTATCCGTTCATCGTTAATGGATGAATCGCCCAGGTGTCCGTGGGCCGAAACAGGCCCCGTCTGTGAGCCCTGATTTGGGGTGACTAAACGCCCGCCGACAAACCAGGACTGCAGCCTTGCCCACCAGCCGTTATTGGTTCGCAGGTCAATCGTGTATTTAGGTTCTTCCATCACATGCTCAGCGGTCGGAAAATGAAGTCGTCGAAGTCACCACCCTGTTCGGTAACTTCCCCATTAGCAGCACCAACGGACATTGTCATTGCGACCATGCCATCAATACGGCCTGTTGCTTTGGATTTATCGAGCTTGCGGTTGCCAGCAGCATCTTTCACCACCACCGCATTCACAGCACACATCGTTAATACGGGGTGCATGCCATGCCTCACACGCCCGTTAAGCATCAGAGACTCCAGCGTGTCTACAGCTGGCCCCATATCCTTAAAGCCCTGGCCGAACTCGAACAGCGGGAGGCTCAGCCCAATGGCATCGGCATCCTTCCTGAACTGGTCAATGCGCCAGCGGTCAAAAGCCATCGAGGTAAGGTCGAAATCACCGATAATTTCAGCGATATCCGCAACGACGAATGAGTAATCCACCGAAGCGCCTGGCGTGGTGCGCAGCAGCCCCTCTCTCACCCAAACGTCATAGGGTGCGCGGTCCGTTTTGGTTCGCTCTTCAAGAGTCTTTTGCGGTGTCCAGAAGAAGGGGAAAACATCCCAGACACCATCATCTGCTTCACCAGCAATAACCAGCGCCGTTAAGTCGTTCCTGGCTGACAGATCCAGCCCCGCGTACCACTTCCTCGGCGTGTTAATCGGCATCTCTCCGCAAAGCTCCCACACGCTGCGGGAGATAAACGGCGATACGGTAGACACGCGCTGATTGAGGTTGAGGTTTCGGAAGGTATTTTCGAAGCTTGGCATTCGGCTAGCTTTCTCAGCCTGGCGCGCCATGTCTTTTTCTGACCTGAATGTGCCCAGCGCCGGGTTCGCGGCCAGCCAGGACTCGCGTTTACTGATATCAGCGTCTTTTGGCGCCTCGTAAACGTGGCAGACAATGTGCGGATCTTTCGATTTGATCGCGTCATCAATCCAGATGCTCAGCAGGTCAGCATCGTTTGCTGCCTGCGTACTGATAACAATCAGCAGCGGGTTTTCATGGGCCCCCTGCGCGGTAGTTATTGCATCGATAAAATCATCCTGCGGCCCCCTAACCTGCCCGGTTTCATCGAGAATGGCCAGAATGGGGGAAAGGCCGTGCGTCGTCTTACCTTCTGCGGATAAAGCCTTGTATTCGACGTTACACGGCAGGCCGATCAGCTTTTTGCCGCTCGGCGTAATGTGCACTATCTCCTGCAGACTGGGGTTCAGGTTAACCATCTTCACCGCGAGGTTAAAAACGATGGCCGCCTGTTCCCGGCTAAGTGCACCGCTGACAATTTGCGTGTTCTGCACCGCTTCTGGCCCCACCAGGTGAGCCAGCAGGATTCCGGCAATTAAACCTGTCTTCCCATTTTTTCGTGCGATGCTGAGGATCGCCATATCTGTTCCGGCTGGATTGTCGTAAACCGCCAGGATGAATTCTTTCTGAAAGGGGTCCAGCCTCATTGGCTGGCCGATAAGCTTGCCTTCCGGCACGATGCAATAGCGCTCGATGAACGCTATTACACGCTCACCTCGCGTCATAGTCTTTTATCCGTGCTTGGGAAAGGCGATCAGGTTGTCGTCCTGGCCCTGATGCTCGTTTTTCGTGTTTCGTGCATCACGATCATTCTGATTGCGTTTCTTCTGGTCGCGGCTTTCGCCGTTGGTTGCGTGGGAATGGATCTGCAGGTCGCGGCGCTGAGCCAGGATAGTTCTCTGCAAATCAGGAATTTGTTTGCGGAGGTTTTTAATCAGCGCCTCATTTCTCGCTTCACCGCGTGCACGTTCTTCTTTACGCAAATCTCTGCGTAAAACGGTGATATAGAGCTGATTATTTGCCAGTTCTACGGCGGCCAGAAGGTCGGCTGGCGTCCAGCTGTCCAGAGCTTTCGATCTGATATTGTCATGCCAGAATGGTTCGGCTTTTTTCTCCAAACCTGCATGGGACGGAGGATCGATGGTGTCCACTGCTGCATTTTTCATGGCCTGAACCGCTGCCGCCGAACTGTCGGAACGGGTTCGTTTATCTGCCATATGTCAACACCTTAAAACTAAAAAAATCGGGTTAGCGTTAAAATCAAACTTTGGCGGCGGTCATCTGGGGCAAAGGTTTTGAAGATTTGATCCCCCCCTGCCCTGATGCGATTCGTTCTCATTTGATTTCATTGCATTTGAAATGATTTCACTCATTCATTATCCGCTTCACTTCATCATTACAGAACGTCTGTTTATCAACCTGTTCGAGTTTCTGATCGCCTTTCCCAAGATCGGGCCACACATGGCCTGAGAAGGTCAGCGTCGGCACGTTTTCTCCTACCGTGTGGGAGAACTGGATAGAGGTAACGGTCTTCATCGCTACGCCATCAATTGCCAACTGAACAAACTTACCGTCGCGGTATTCAATGATGAGGTCTTTCATTACGTGCTCCAGTGAGACGCAGGATCGAGCGGGTAGCCATTGGCATCACAGCCAATTACCGCGCCGCTCTTTTCCATTCTCTGTTTCGTTGAGTCGTGATGTGCTTTGCACAGTGGCTGCCAGTTCTCTTTATTCCAGAACAGGAACTGTGCTTTCGATATGGCCTGCGGGTTATCTGACTTAAGCGCATCTTTGAGTTTGTGGGGCTCGATATGGTCAACCACCGTTGCTGGGGTAATGCGTCCCTGCTGCTCGCACATCACACATAGTGGGTGCTGCTGCAGGAAACGCAGACGGGCCTTATCCCATCGGCTGCCATATATGCGGGGTTCGTTCATGTCGCACTCATTAAATTAATTGCCGCTTTGCACACCCAGAATTATCTTAAGCACTCCCCTTGGTACAGGAGTACAAATATGACCCGTTACACAGTGCGCGTAGAGTTGCATAATGCAGAAGGAAATGATTACGACGATCTGCATAAGGAAATGGCTAAGCAGGGTTTTTCTAAAACTATTTATTTGCAGGATAGTGGCATGCATGACCTTCCAACTGCAGAATACTCTTTGATAGAAGATGGAACCACTTCATCAGCCGTTTTAGACAGAGCAATAACAGCGGCCAAGAAAGTTAAGCCTAAACCAACACCTTCAATCATCGTTACTGAAACAGAAAAGCTACGAAAGACTTATGGATTAACTAAGTCTGAATAACTATCTCCATCCAGATTGCCGTCGGGCTTGTTTATACCAGTCTCCATGCGCGACGGCGTTCCGTCCTCGGCTCGTTGTCAGGGTGACGTTCAACCGTCGGGAGGTCAGCGTGGTCCACTAGCGAGTAACACGGGTAAATCACCTGGCCACCGAATGCCTCACCGACGGCGTAATCAGCTGCCAGGGTTTTATTCCATGCGCTGAGCATGCGCGCCAGTCTGCTCTGAGGAGGGCTATAGCATACGCCGTGAATCAGCTTGCTTAATACAATGTGGTCACCACAGACACGATCCGCATCCACCAGCATTCCGGCTATCTCTTTCTGATACTGCGGTGGTCGGCCGGTACCGAGATAAAAGCTCAGCATGTCGTCAGGGAAACGAGCCAGCCAGTCCGTTACCTTCTCGGTGAATCCTTCAACAGGCAGCGCGTCGTCTTCCAGCACCACTACTCGGCAAGGTTGCTCAGCAGCCCATTCGATAGCACGGCGATGATTCCAGTTCGCGCCGTGGTCACCGTCATCAATAAGCAGATGAGCATTCAGCAACGCGGCAAGACGTTGCGCTTGCCCTAAGCGGGTGTGATGGCCGACCACCACAAACTTTATGTCTTCAGCCACCAGCGAATCTCCAATTAGAAAGCCGCACGATGGCGGCTACTGTCTGTATATCAGGATGTTACTTTGCTTTAACCTTGTTTATTGTGTACGTTCAGCCCATCAGTGGTTGGACACTGATGCACTTAAAAAAGAGGGATGGTTGATTACCTCTGAAAAGGACAATGCTTGTGTCACAAAATGAAATAGACAAAATCAAAGAAGATATTCAGGTACTTCAATATCGCATGGGAGGTGCAGAGTATTTGATTAAAATACTAGTACAGAAAATGCACCCTAACGAAATTGCTGCAATAGAGAGCGAAATCAATAACAATATCCAAAAATTTGGACAAAACAGCGCTGTTGCAGATGTGCTTAATGAATCACTTCGGCTGCTCAATAAGTAAATCCTCTATACCTTTTTTTGCGGCCTGTGAAATGGCCGCTTTTACTCGAGCGATTTCTTCATCCTCCAAGGCGTGTCGGGCTTCAATAGCTTTCATCTTCTGTTCCAGTTGTTCAATGCGATACTCTAAAGTCATAGAAACCTCTCATCATTTATGACGCCACCACGCGTTTTCTTTTCCAATACCACCAGTTTTGAACACTGTATGAACCAAGGGCCCAGTGACCAACCTTTCAGCGAATGACTGCGCAACAATGCCGAACGCCAGCATGTCACCCACCGCGGCGCCAGCCTGTTCTTTCTTCCAGAAACGATAGCTCTCGATCCGGTAGTAAAGGCGGATGATGCTGTGAGCGAACGCCATTACATCAGCGCGGGTTCCACCCAGCAGCCCAGCGTTAAGCATCACATCGTTGCGGTGCGCTTCAATGAATTCCTGATAGATACGCTCTGGATGATTCTGCTTTGCCCAGGTGTCAGCGTATGTCTTTGGTTCTGAACCGACGTAAACATTACCGGGCTGCATTTCTCCCCACGGCGCACGTAGCATTTCGACATCGGTACCATCAGTACACCAGACGAACCGGTATTCAGGGTGATCGCGTAGATGCTGCCAGATATGCAGCCAGCGCCGGAAGTAGACATTCATCTTCACGTCAGGGACGCGATACAACTCAACGTCTGCCGGTGCCGTATGCAGCTCATCCACCAGCGCAATACGGCTACAATTCCGAAGTGATGAGGCCCATTTAGCCAGCATGTCAGGCGAGGCAGCCATTTTCGTACCGCGCTGCGGGTCTGGCTGGCTGGTCAGTAACGTAGTGATAACCACGTCGCGCTGAGATCGATACTCGGCATAGCCTGTATATCCTGAATCCCGGCGCTGCCCGTAGATCACAGCGTTCTTTTTATCGAGCGCTTCACGTTCTGGCCTCGGTATGCTGCGCGTGCCTTCTTCGTACTCGTCCATTGAATGAATCAACTTTTCAGAGCCAACTACATCAGCAAACGCCCATGACGTTAGGCCAGCATTGTGAATCCGGAGCGCCAGATCGGGATGCTCATACATACCCCGGCCATACACCGGATCGAACCCTCCCACCTTCTCAATGGCGCTGCGGTGGTAGTACAACATCACGCCACGCTGCCCAGTGTAAGCAATATGCTTATCATCCCGGTGCAGAACGGCCATATCGTTAATCTTTCGCGGACCAGCCAGATCGAGAAACTGGTAAGCCAAGTGTGGCTCGGGTGATTCGATGTAGGAAAGATGCCAGTTATCAGCGATAGGCCAGGCGTCATCATCCCATAAAAACAGATGCTCGCACCCGGCATCCATCAGCGCTGACAGGCTGGTGTTCTTCGAAGCAACAATCCCTAGTGATGTTTCATGGCGAAGCAGCTGCACACCTTCGGGAACTACCGCTGCAGGTTTTGAACCATCATCTACAACCACCACCAGCGCGCTGACTGGCAGATGTTTCATGTGCTGTTCGAGGGCTCGTTTCAGAACGTCAGCGCGCTGGTGTGTCGTTATTGCAATGCCAATCCGCGATGAAATTGCGCAGGCGGGTGCATACGGGACACCATCAATAGTGACCTGCATATTTATCCTCTGATGGACAAATCTAGGAAATAAAAAACCGCCCTAAGGCGGTCTATTTAGTGATTAACCAATTTCTATCCCAGTTAACTTCTTAGGTGAAACAGATAGGAAATATTTATTCAGCTTATCCTGAGCTTCGGTTCTCATGACTTTAAGTACATCTCTTTCAAATTCTTCAGTTTCCTGCTGGATTTTATCTGAAAGTGAAATCTCTTCAGGGTCATATGAAACTTGCTTTTGGCCTGCATAAAAATTACGCGGCAAAGTATCCTCCCCTTCGCTTGAATCTCGTGAGTAACCTAATTTCGCAAGTGCATTCGTGATTTTAGCGTATTCGCTTGAAGCATCTTTTAAGTCGAAGCTCAACAAATAAACAAGCGTAACCTTTCGTTTTTTAGCCTGTTCCTGCAAGACTCTTTTTAGCAATGACACTTTTCAACTCCCTAAATTTCAATCAAAGGTAGAAACCTCTTAATGAGGATTAATCTTAATTTTTTCAAGTCTAATCATTGCTTTTTGTAATTAAATATTTTTACCTGCAATTAACATTCCACGCTTTGTTATGCGCCAGGATGTCTTTCTTCGTCTGGCGGTCCATAACGTGGATGTCGTGATCAGATAGGTAATCTGGCTTTAAACGACAAAATTTCTGCCTAAGTTAAATCTTAATCCTTTCCGCTTATGCTTGTTGATTACTGACAGGTTGCTACGCTAATCATGACTCTGATGAGGAGTTTGCCAACTCCAGGGAAACATCTATAAAAAGAGCAAGTGAAACTGAGACTCTGGTAGCCCTCTTCGTGAGGGCATTTTTTTACAATGCTGCGCTTCGCTTGTTAAATATCGAGTCTTTTCTACAATTTAATGGTGCTTTGCTATGTCAGGTAAAGCCGTCGTTCAGGAATACCCGTGTGCTCAAGGACGAGCCATCCCTAGTTTTTTCTTTCCAGCTCTATCTGCCTTATGCCCGCGAAGTTGTTGTTACCCTTCTCAATAACGGCCAACAGAGGCTTAATCCAGAGAACAGCCTGGCAATATGTCATTGCACTGGTGGCAGCGGCACGATCATCGGCTTCGTCAACTGTGCCGGTATCGGCGTGCATTGCGCTGGAACGTAAACGGTGCGCGTATTCGTACAGCCCACCAGCGACATCAGCAGGAACAGGCAGATCACAAGTTTTTTCACGGCGGAGAATCTCCCGGTATTCGATTACGGTTTCTTCGGTGCTGATGTCGATCAGGGAGTTAAGCCTGCTGGCATGTTCGGCAACCTGATTAAATCGATTGAAGTTGAATGCCTGATTAGCGATCACCTGCCCCTGCAAAGTGTTGTCACTTTTCAGAACGTCGTTATCACTCTGCAGACTACTGGCGTCTGAACAGCTTTTAACGAGTGCGACTGACAGGCCAGCAATGACGACAATCGCGACTGGGAAAAGATTAAGTTTCACTGGTCTATCCCCCAGCAGGCCAGAGCGCTTTCCTGGTCCCGTCGCTCAACCTGGCCGTAGCAGCCATTCTTCTGGCCTTTGGTTAGGCGACAATCCCGACCACCATCTTTAATCCACCAGCGGATAGCCTCACAGGCCCCTTTCCGGTCACCGGCATTGATTCGCTGGTAGAAAGTAGATGGATAACATTTACCGGGCCCAATGTTGTACGGACAGAAGGATGCAATTCCTACCTTTTGCGGAGCTGTAAGTGGAACCTTGATATTCCTATCAACCCAGCCGAGCGCTTTGTCACGCTCAATGGAGTTCACTTTTTTGCATTGCGCCTCGGTGGCGGTCATGCCCTTTACGACACGTTTGCCTTCGATAACTGTCACACCATGGCATAGTGACCAGACGCCACCGGGATCCATCACAGCAACGAGCGCATTGCCCTCTTTCTCACTGATAAACTGGTCAAAAAGCACAGGTGCTGAAGCGCCAGCAGCGATCAGGGATATCATGGCTGCACTGAGTTTTGCTCTGGTCGATGCCATGTTAGTTATCCTGTGGTGGAGCGGTAATGTAGCCCTTCTTGAGGGCCTTTTCGTATGCCTTGGTCTGGCGTCTTTTGAAGTAAAGGTTGGTCAGGTATGTGGCGATGCCGATAAGAAAACCGCCAATCACTGCAACCTTGTTCCAGTCGAGGTCGTGCAACCATTGCAAAATGCCGCCTCCACAAATAAGACTGCCGGACACGCAATACGAGACTGCGGATGCAATTTTGTCAGGCATATATCGGATCATCTCTATCTCCTCGCGGAATGGCGGGAGCTGTGTGTAAGGGGTCAGGCTCTCGGGACGATTTAACAAGTAGGCGTGTCGATGATGGTTCCCGGAGCCTGAAATAAAAAAAGCCTGCTTTTGATGGCGGGCTAATGAGTTGACTATTTGTAAGGTAGGTGTGAGAAAGGCCTATGCTCTGGAGTGAAGCTGTATCGGCTGATTCACTATCGGTCCAGAAGAACCATCGGGCATTCAGTTACTTTCCACAACTCAAAGCGTAGCAGCAGTTTTCAAAATCATAAAAAAAGGCCTGCGTTTAATGGCAGGCTCTCAAGGAATTTGAAACTAGTATTGTTGTTGTCATGGTGCCGGGTGCCTCCCAGTGACTCTACCCCAGTCAGCAAAGTCGCGCGCATACCTGCAGACAGCAGTTGACTGGAACGCCCTTTCGCTTAGAAAGGATTCACCACAGAAATAATTTACGCGCCATTCATTCATCTGGTCAATGGATTATCTTTGAGCAAAAAAAAACCCACTCACAGAGCAGGCAATCAAAGACTATCAGCATGCACGCTGTTAGTAAAAAGCACTAAGTACAAGCACTTCCATGTCCATTCCACCGGATATTCAGAAGAGTAGTTCGAAAAGGATGAAGTGCAATAAATCTTATAAGTCAATTGGAGGAGAAATTGGGCCCGCGAGAACCTCAGCTTCTCCGTTATGACAAATGTCATCTCCCTGCGTCAGATGCCAGACTCCAGTGATGGGCTTGCCCGTTTCCAGGTCATCAACAACATCATTGGTGTAATAGGCAACCTGTACCGTACCGCAGTGCTGAATCCAGTAGTAACCTTCTTGCATACTCATCTCCTCAAGCTAACGAGAGGAGTATAAAGCTGCCGTGAACGGAGTGGCGTTAGAAATACTACATGGTGCATTAAGTAAAAAGCCCCACACGATGGCGAGGCTATTTGAATTTGAGGCACCTCATCCAACAAACCACCCCGGTTAGTTGGATTTCGACGAGATGCTTTTGGATGAGCGCTGAACCTAAAGGTCAGTATTTTCACAGAGCAATTTTGCTAAAAGCAGCGCTCATTCAAAACTGGGTCGCTTCTCAGTCACTCCGGATCCCATCATCGCAGACCGAAAAGCTTCATTTGTTGCACTAAGTGTCTTTAGGCGGGTTAGTCTGCGAACGTTAAGACGAAGATGCCTTTGAGAATGTCTGCAAGCAAGCATGTTGCCATGGCCGCACCGAAGAAAATCCATGCAGTCGATATCTTATCTTCTCCAGTGTATTCATACCCATAGGCGCCAGTATATGGTTCAAATGTCGCTCCAAGGTAGAGAAGATACAAGCTGATGAGGTGCATTCCTAAACAAACTATTCCCTGGGCGGCGAAAATCATGAGGATGATAAATCTTGCTGGTCTATGAGCCCAAGCTTGAGTTATCTTCAGAGATAAAGCTTTGCCAATCCTTGTGTATATGAATGCATAGGCGGTTGAAATCATCATCATTCCGAAGAAGCTGCCAATCGCATATCCCATCATTTGGAAGTCCTTATCTATTTATGGTGCCGACTACCGGAATCGAACTGGTGACCTACTGATTACAAGTCAGTTGCTCTACCTACTGAGCTAAGTCGGCATTGGTCCGCCACCGGGGCCTCGAACCTCGTACTACAACATTTAGTTGCCGCTCTTCCCGATGAGCTAGTGGCGGTCTGGTGGCCCTTGCTGGACTTGAACCAGCGACCGGGCGATTATGAGTCGCACGCTCTAACCAATTAAGCTAACGGGCCGGGAGCGAGATGATACATAAGTCAAACTAACCACGCAATATCAGGGGTTTTTATGGTTGACTTGCATCCTGTCTGATATCGTTAAATCGCCAAAAGTAACCATATCAGAAAAGGAAGCTATTCATGAGTAAGGTTAATTTTAAGTGTCCTGGCTGTGGCCATAACTTGACTGTACGCAGCGGTGTTGAAATCAAGAGCGTAGACGATATTGAAGGCACCACCTGTACTAACTGCGGGAGGACCATTCACAAAAACGATATCACTAAGCAGGCACGAGATCATGCAGAGAAGCTGGTCAGGGATATGCTCGGGAAACATTTCAAGTAAAGCATCAACCTTCTCTTTCAGAATGCTGGTATCTGCCGAGACTCTTACCAGCATTTTTTATCTTTCATAGTTGGCCTCCAGATACGACAAAACCCCACTATTTCTAGCAGGGTTTCGATGATTAAGCTGTGTGTCGAAGTGACTACTCTTAGCAGGATATGATAGTTTTTGCGTACGCGTTAGTTTTTTTCTAGAATAGAATTAGCTAAGAACTCCAAAAAAAACAAATATATTTAAAATCAATACGTAAGGAATTTTGATGGCACAGCAAAATATTGAGGACGATAAGTCTGAACCATTAGTTTTTTCTTCTGATTTCCCAGATGATACCCCACCTGAAGGAGCAATTGCTGCTAATGGTGTTTTTTTCCGCATAACAAATAAAGAAATACCCACAAAAAAGTGTTTTCGTTCAGATTTTGAAAAAGACCCAGAATGTGTGAAGCTGAGATCAGACCTTAGACTAATTTGCTCTTATGGCATTTCATTGCAAGACACTATTGAAGGGGCACGGGAAACAGTGGGTAAATTCAGAAATGCCACCATCAAACGGTTCATAGCACAAGGTACTCTTCATGAAAGAGTTGGTGTTGAAATGCAAACATTCAAAGAAATCTATCATCATACACTTTGGCCTTATGCAAATGTTGAATTGCATCCGTTATTTACTTGCTATGAAGCGGTTCAAAAAAAATGAAAAACATATTCTCCAAAACTAATGTACACGGCATGCTATACTACAATGCCATATATGACTACTTTGATGGACCAAAACTCTTTTCTGCTATTGACGCACGAGGTAAACTTCACCTTGTTTACTGGATTGATGAAGATGATGAAAAACTTTCATGGGTAATTTTTCCCATATCAAAATACAGACTATCAAAATTAGAAAAGAAAGAAATCGATATATTTAGCGCCCTTAATGAGAAGGAAGGTGACGTTTTCCATATTACAGACACCTTCTTTAACAGGAAAGAAACATCGGACACATTAACATACATTGGAAATATCAATGATAAAATTGTAATGCCAGATAATGGCTTATTCATCAGTTTCATTGATAAAGTAATCACGAGCGCTGAATTAAAAGAAATCACCCTTCAAAAAGAAACATTAACTGATTATGCCATACATGTTGACAAACCAGCAAAGAAAACAAAATCTAAAATTGATTTCAAAGCAGCACTCCCGAGCTTTTTTATTGTAGAAGAGTTTTACAGTGAGTTTTTATCATTTTTCAAGATGCAAGATAAATTATATCCTGTAACTGGAAAACCCGGCTCATTCACATTAGAATTTAACTCAGATAAATTCTCTCTTATTGAAGGAGCGCTCTCCAAGCTATTCTCATTAATAAAGAACAGAGCTGACATAATTACCTACATAAAAAACAACAACATACCGACACAAGCATTGGAGAAACTGCTTAACCATATTATCGACAATGACTTAATCATTGACATCACTAACAAGCACAGTGACTCCGAAATAATCAAGCTAGACAAAAATGATGCTGAGTTTTATATTAAAACGGTCAATAAACTCACTAAACTTAACGTCACAAGCCAGCAAGTTCCTCAAGCTGACACTCTCGATAAAATTTTCAAAATGGCAATCAACATTAATGAGCATGGTTTCTTAAATCGTGAAACAGTAGATTTATCAGAGCGCCACATTCTTTATTATTTAGACGCTTGTAAAATACTGGGCTTCGTGTCCGAATCGAATAGTATAACCTCAATTGGCCAGCAAATCGCGCTGAGCGGTCCGGAACAAAGACTTGCAATTGCTGCGAAATGCTTTGAAAGCAGTCATTGTGGTTGGTCTTGGATAATTTGGAGCAAAGCCAAAAAACTTACTGATATATCCCCATCAACAGCAAAAGATTTTCTTGATGAATGCGCCCCTACATTAAGTAATTCAACAAGAGACAGAAGAGCAAGAACACTACGAACTTGGTGTGAAGAGTTAAAATCTCATTATCAAGAATGGTAGTATAAAATGGCCGCTTAGCGGCCATTTTATATTTAATTGATAGCCGCAATTACTCCTTCAATAAATCCCATCGCTGTCTGAAGTTCTTTTCTTATCGTTCCATCAGAGCACTTACGCTTCTTGGCAATTGCTCGCAGTGAGATACCGATAACGAAGTGCGATATAATCAGTTCATGTTCTTCTGGTTTATACCTCTTCAAGCGAGCCACGCAGCCATCAATCATGATCCCTTCATCATCATCGCACTGAAGGCGTGATTTCTTACCATGTGGCAGAAGTCCTTTGAATCCGGCTGCGATTGGTTGCCAGTCTACCCCGCTACTATCAGCAGCGGCCCAGGCTCCCCAGCGATCCATAACGTCGTACATATCACGCATTAGTTTTTCCCTCACTTTCTCTTTTTCGCTGATGTGCATTCCCTGAGGACTAAAATGTTTGAGTGATGCTTCCAGTTTCATGCGCTTGCCCCCGCTGTTTTAATAATCTGCATTGCTGGATTGCCTATCTTTTGCGTATCGTCTGGTTTGAGTTTTCTGCTGTGGCGCCGAACGCTGCTTTGCTAACTCTTGGTCAATTGGCAGGAAGTGCCCGTTATAGAATCGACGGTAAATCGTGCCTAGTTCACCGTTGCGCTGTTTGGTCACGTTAATTTCCGCGATCCCTTTCGCTGGAGACTCAGGGTTATAAACTTCGTCGCGGTAAAGCATCATGATCAGATCAGCATCTGCCTCGATCTCACCCGAGTTTTTGAGGTCTGAGTTCATCGGTCGCTTATTGGGCCGCGACTCAACGCCACGAGAAAGCTGGCTCAGGGCAAGCACCGGCGTTTTATTAGATTTAGCCAGACGTTTGAGTCCTTTTGATACCTCACCGACGGCAAGGTCATATCGTGCAGTGCTTTCAATTTTGATAAGTGCCAGATAATCAACGACCACCAGCGCTATTTCAGGATGCGCCAACTGCAGGCGGGTAGCTATCTGTTGAATCTGATCTACTGTCAGATCGGTGGAATCAACCATCCAGATGCTACGACCAGTCAGGCGCTCTACACCGTTTGTCAGTCTGGCCCAGTCCTCATCTTCAAATTCAGCAGCCTTTTTCAGGCGTGAAACCGACATGCCACCGGCAGCAGATACCATACGCTCTCCGATCTGGATGTTTGGCATTTCCATGCTGAAGAACAGCACGCCACGGCCCTGCTCAGAAACTTTGTCGATGATATCCAGCGCCAATTCAGTTTTACCCATCGACGGCCGCGCTGCGATAAACACCAGGTCTGTAGGTTCAATGCCGCCAGTCTTTGCATCAAGCTCTTCAATACCCGTCATGAGGCTTCTGGCTTCTTCGAGCCCGCGGTTGCGTGCATCTACCCGATCCACTACAGCAGGAAGAATGTCGTCGATATGAACTGGCTGAACGGTCTTTTCTTCGAGAGAAATTGCGGCAATGCTGTTCTGTGCAGCCCTGAATGCCGATAAAGCCGCATCACCATTGTGAGCACTCCGGAGATCAGCCAGCGCCCTTTCAATCACAGCTTCGGCATCACGAACAGCTGAATTACGCTCCAGCGTGGAAACGTAGGACACAAGCGCCGACTTCGCCCATGCGACACGGCTCGAGTCCATAATGATTGCGCTGTGCTTTGGCATGTTTTCGCAGAGCAGTACAGGGTCAATAACGCCAGCTCCACGCGCCTGACGGCATATCCCAGTATATATTTCCCGATACTGCGGTACCGAGAAAGCGGTGGCAGGCACCCTGGAAAGAATATCCAGTACCTCAGGGTCGGCACCACGCAGAAAGATTGCGCCGATAACCGCACCTTCCAGATCTTCATTTTTCCAGACAGGCGTCATGCTACAACTCCTGACGCGATAGCGCGGAAACTTCCCCAGCCAAATGCCAGACGGTTGCGGCCACCATCGGTAACCCGGTCCACGATTCGCTCACCAATAGTCTCTTTCAGCTGGTCGAATGTAAGATTGCTGATCAGGATTGTTGGCAAAATGCTTTCGTACCGAGCATTGATAATTTCCTGCAGGATGGTCATTTCAGTCGGGCTGCCGAACTGAACGCCTACTTCGTCGATAATCAGCAGATCTAGTGAAGCAAAGCGCTCAATGACATCTTCCTCCGTCATTTCAGCATTGTGGCGCCACGTGCTTTTCACCGCTCGGGTTAGCCGCATAACATCAGTGATTTCCACTTTAGCGAGATGATCGCGGATGATGCTTTTCGCCATAGATACTGCCAGGTGGTTTTTGCCGGTACCGCAGTTGCCAGTCATCACAAGTCCGGTTCCAGCCTTCAGGCGTTCAGGCCAGCTGCTGGCGTAACGCTGACAGGAAGAGAGATTTTTGGCGGCATCCTGATTGATGGCCTGGTAGTTATCGAATTCACATGCTTCGAAACGTCGTGCGATCCCCGCATTGTCAATCAGGTCTGCCACTCGTAATGCACGCAGACTAGATTCAATGCCCGCCAGTTCCGCTTTCACACACTCCGGGCACTGGGAATGCTTAACATTTTCAACACCCCGGAACGCTTTTCCAATAAGGGAAATACACTCATAGCCTCCATGTTTCTCGCAGGAAACAGTATGGCATTCACCAGACTCCCAACTTCTCCACTGCCACGGTTTTTGATGTTCTACAGCGAGCGCCAGTTCTTCACGAAGCTCTTCTCGCTTCGCCATCAGAGCTTCCCTCTCTTCGCGTTGTTTAATACTCAGCATTGTGATTTCTCCTGCTTACCAGTTGCAGTCTGATTGGCCATAGTCTTGTTCACTAAACCCCGAAACCGGCAGTCCTCCAGGTCGACCGCTTACCGCGCCAGAAGGCGCCTGCCATGATTCTTCGAAATGCCGATCGGGCCCAAAGAACGTCGCCGCCTGTTTCACGTACTGCGTTCCGGCGCTACCTGTAGCACGGACATATCCGGCATAACGGTTTACACCAGCCAGCATTGCCTCAGTGTTAACACCGTCTTTGATTCGAGCTCTCCACGCTTTCCAGGCAGCAGCTTTAGAATTACCGCCAGCACGTTTTGGGTATGCCTGCCATGCCTGCTCGAACTCTTTGGAATAGTTCTCTTTGGAAGAGCGATATTTTTCAGAATCGTTGTCAGATGAACCGTTATATTTAGGTTCTATGACTGATTCATTGACTGGTTCAAAAGAGTGACTGATTCTGGGTGCAGCTCCTGCACTACCCCCTGGTGAATCTCCTGCACTAGGTAGTGAACGATTTGCACTAGGTAGTGAACGATTTGCACTCCTCTCTAGTGAATCTCCTGCACTACTAAAATCAAGGCGATAGACATTGCTTGAGTTGCCTTTTGGCCCTGGGCGAAGTTCTTTTTTTACCAGGCCGCATTCACACAAAGCATCAATGTGATTCATCACAGATCGCTTACTGATTTCGCACTGATCAGCGATGTGTTGATAGCTCGGCCAGCACTCGCCATGGTCACTAGCGTTATCTGCAAGCTTCAGTAGCACGAGCTTACGCAGTGGATTTCCCACCTTGACCTTCATTGCTTTAACCATCAGTTCCATGCTCATGCGACACCCGCCAACTCATCTTCGTTACTGAATTCAACCACCAGTAAAGGTTCGCTAACGCAACAATGTCGTGGCATATCACTCTCCAATGATTGGGGGGAAAATATCCTCGATAGAGAACTTTTTCCCATTTTTACTTAATGCCTCTACCAACTGATGGCATGTTTTTATATCAGGAGTTCGCCTTCCAGATTCGTAATGGCCAATAGAACTAATCGTTTGACCAATTTCATTAGCCAAGCTCCGCTGGGTAAGATGAAGCGATCGCCTTAATTCTCTAAGGTTGTTCATGATTCCTCCTTATGGAGAATTAAATGTACATTATGTAGTTTACACAATCAAACAAATTGTACATATTGTGCATTGAGGTAAACTACACAAGGTGTATCATTTAGATCATGAAAAAACACTGGAACGAACTGGCTAAAGCCAGACTAGCTGTGCTTGGTATGACCCAAGCAGAACTCTCTGAGAAGATGGGTGTAACTCAGGGAGCAATGGGGCATTGGCTTAACGGGAGGAGAAGCCCTTCGTTAGCAGAGGTAGGTACGATATTCAAAATACTGGAAATTTCTGGAGCCACTTTAAATCCTGACGGGACATTTACAGTTGCAGACGATCTAACTCATCCTCCAGTGAAGCAGCAATATGAGTATCCTCTTTTCACAACATTGCAGGCTGGTCAGTTTGCTCAAGGTACAGCGCTAACTGAGCGTGATTCTTTGCAATGGGTTGCTTCGACCAAGAAAGCAGGCCCCAGTTCGTTTTGGCTTGAAGTTAGCGGACATTCAATGACTGCTCCTCAAGGAACAAGGCCTAGTTTTCCTGAAGGAATGCTCATTTTAGTTGATCCTTCAGAGGTTGTTGATCATGGTGATTTTTGCGTGGCGGCTATTCACAACGATTCAGAAGTTACATTCAAGCGATATGTTCGTGAAGATGGTCAGCCATGGCTGGAGCCTCTCAATCCAAACCCTCGCTATCAAAGCATTCCTTGCAACGAGGACTGCAGAATCATCGGAAGGGTTATAACAGCCCAGTGGCCTGAAGATACTTTCTAATAACACCATTTTTACTATAAGACCGCTTTAATTGCGGTCTTTTTTGTTTCCCCGCAAAACCTCACATCATGTAATTTATTTCCTTTTAATATTCATACACTTTGTACAAACCACTCAAATAAGTGTACGATTTGTATAGACATAAATATGTACGTTTTGTAGTATTCATTCATCGGCAAACAACGGAGCCAATGAGATGAACACAACTTCCCTACCAAAACCAAACAGCATGGAATTTGATATTCACGCCAAGCTCAAAGCAGCAAATTCGCACTGGTCTTATTGCTATGCTGTGCAGCCTTGTGAGAAAGGATTTAATTATCAATTTAATACAACGTTTGTTGGTGAGATGGAGTTCGCCGTTTACGAACGCATCGATAACTATTTCGTCCTGGTTGATTTTTTTAAGTCATACGATGAAGCCTGTGATGACGCTAAAAAAATCATTGATACTTATCCTGACATTAAAAAGATGTTCGAAGCCAAACAAGCAACATATTAATTAACTCACCTTAATATAAACAACACCTTTCCGGGTGGGAACAAACACACCCTAAGGAAATGAAATGCAAAATTCTCTCGCAATTAATCAACCAATAAAAACGCCTCAAATGCTGTTTGGCTCTGACAATATTAATGACTTTGGTAACCGCGTACAGAGCTGCAGGATGGAGGGAGACTCAATGCAGCCGACCATCGAACCCTGTGAGGTAGTGGCTTTCGTTGATTGCGGTGGCCGTGCGCTTACCCCTGGCATTTATGTTTATACGATGGATGTATTTGGTCGTCCTTGCCTTTTTATTAAGAGAGTAGAGCCATTGGTTTGTGGTTCATTGAAAATTATTTCGGACAACCATCATTACGAAACCTTCACCCTTAACACCGATGAACAGAAAGAAATAAAAATTCATGGTCGGGTAGTCGCTTCTTTGGCTGTGAGGCGCTTCGTATGACTTTTATCAAAGACCAATCAGCATACAGATCAGCATGCCTCTATGCGGTCTGTGGTTACGAGGTAATCGCTCGTCTTTATCTTAAGAAAGCTTATGGGTACTAACTATGAATATTATCGATACCTACCGGCGCAGAGTTGCTAACGCGGCATTGGCGCGACTCAAACGTAAGACTGGTGGAAACCTACTGATTATAAAACTGCCCGAAAACAAAATTGAAACCTTAGAAGTAAATGAGAACTTCATGAATCAGCTGTTATTACGCTTTGAAGGAATAACACGCGGTGGGCTTAGCAGATATGAGGGTGACGCAACTATCAAAACCGCATATCAAAATGCCATAGGAATTAATAAACACACCGAATATCTGACAGATTCAGGGAAATTAATTATCGACGAACTTCTGAACGAGGTTGTTGATTACGTGAAAAAGAAGAATGTAAGTGAGGAAAATTAATTATGTTCGATAACCGCACCGCCAGCACGATTGACCTGGCATTACAGAAACACGATACGCCAGTTGGCCCGCTGTTCGTGGCAGTACGCCACGGACGAATTAAAAAATGCTTCTCCCGAGACACGGCGATCCGGTATCTGGCGTTCTTCATGACTTCAGAAGCATTTGAGCGCTCCGGATTTGAGCAGCGTCACCCGGATGTGCAGGCAGTCCATCCTCTTAAGCCAGAACTTAACTGTTGGCAGCGGGGCGGCGTAACCCATGAGTATTTCATGGCCCAGCAACGTTGCATTCGCCGTCTAGGTCGAATCCTGGCGCGTAAGCGCGAGGCTCAAAAGTGGCTGGCGAAGTGGGACTCCATGCACGACCGCTACGTGAAAGAGCAGGCAGAGCTGCAGGCCAGCAAACCAGAGGGGGTGCGCTGATGGTAAAGAGACGTAGCAGCAAAACTCGACAAGGGCTATGTGGGCTGACGCTGGCACAAGGGCACCGGCTAACACGGGAACCAGTTCGCGAAAATGCGCAATGTGAGCAGTTTGTATCGCAGTTCAGTACCGGGGACGGCAACGTACTGATACCACTGAATCGCAGTATGCGCCGTTACGCAAAACACATCGGGATCGAATTGAAGAAGGATAAGTAACATGGCAATGAAAACTGAATTAACGCCAGTCGCGGCTCGTGACTTGCAGATCATTGAGTATCGCGGTCAACGTGTAGTAACCACTGAACAGCTGGCAGCGGGATACGGAACCGATATGGAGAATATTCGCCGCAATTTCAACCGCAATAAATCACGTTTCGTGGAAGGTAAGCATTACTTCCAAATCTCAGGAACGGAACTGGAAAATTTGCGAGTCTCTTTTAGTCCCGCACAAATTTCGAACAAAACGCGTAGCCTGACTCTGTGGACAGAACGCGGTGCGGCCAACCACGCAAAAATGCTGGAAACCGATCAAGCCTGGGGATATCACGAAGACCTGGTGGAATTTTACTTTACTCAGCGTGATGCCATAGCGGCACCGTCAACACAGGTGGCTCTCAGCCGTAAACAGCTGGCGCTGATGGTTATCGAGGCCGAAGAACGAGCCGAAGCCGCTGCGCTGGAAAATAAAACGCTCAGCGCCACCGTTGAGAGTCTGGAGAAACACTTCACCAAAGGCATGACGATCCCTGCATTCTGTAAGGCTCTTAATGGCGTCAATATCAACAAAATGATGTGGTGGGTATTCGAGCGTGACTGGGTGTTCAACGAACAACGTGATCCTGAGAAAGATCCTCGCTGGCGTGTCGCCTCATATGCACGCGACAAATATCTCACAGAAGACCAGACGCAGATAACCCCGCACGGCAAGGATGCTTTCACAAAGTTTACACCTGTGCTTCTGGAGAAAGGATGTCATCGCCTGTACCAGCTGTATATGAAAGGTGAACTGCCGATGAAAAAGACATGGAACGGCGAATACAGTCACGATAAAGCGATTTATACACCCGAGGGTATGTGAGATGAAAAGGGACATCTGCGATCATGTCAGCTCAATTCAGCAGGCCCACCAGCAAGCTCTTACATGGCTGTCTGATGCCTATCTGTTCCATTTGGTCAGCGTACATCGTCGACCTGTGTATCGTCATGTGCATGGTGATATTTCATTAAACCAATCCTCGCTTCAGGGATTCATCGACTCATATCTTGAAGACAAGGGATGGAATTTAGAACGTCGCAGGGCGCATTACATCAACATGCTCAATCTTATTGGCTATATGGATCGAAAAAACTCTGACTTTATTGACTGGGGAACAGTGCCATCACTAACACCTCGCGGTCTGCGCTGGATGAATGCCTGTTTCTCAAGGCTGGGTGAAATGGTTAACACCTGTGGTGGTTGGGATAACGTTGAAACATTGGCAGACATGAAAGTGGACGGATGAAAATATGGGGTGGCGTAGGCCACCCATAGTAACGAAACCTATAATACGCCTTCATGCTCGAGTGCTTTGCGGGCGATTTCCCCCACTAAATCTACAAGTTCATACAACAGTGTTGCCTCTTTCCCTGTAGTGGATAAATAGCCGGCAGCAACTGCAAGCGCCCTGATTCTCTCAAGCTCATTAACCGGATTAAGTGTTTGCTCATCACACATTAATGAATCTCCTTATCACATTCGCTACCGATGAAATCGAGCTTCAACTGACTGAGGCTTTCAACCAGAGATTCCGCTTTCTCAAGCAGTACCAGATCGTCCTGACGTTTACGCAAACGGCGGCCAGCATCACTTGAGTCTTCATCAGATACCTTACGAGCTCCAGCCACAATCGCCTGCAGTTCTTGCACGGAGTAATTGAGGTAGCCATGAGCCTGGCGATCTAACTCTTCCATGTAGTCGTAAACCTTGGCCTGCAGCTCATAGCTATAACTCATTGCCATCAAGCAAGCTTCGCGCTTAGGGTACTGGTAGCAGGGAAGCTCACGCCCTGTGCTATCACTATACTGAGCCAAAAATTTGGCTGAGTGACCCTCACCCAAAACCTTCGGCGACTTGGCAAGGATGTGTTTGTGTTGAATCTTCGTATAGCGCTTGCATGGGAAAGTTAATCCTTCTGCTTCAGCTTTCGCTTTACGCTCGGCATTGATGTAATCGACCATTTCCAGACTACTCATGGTTGGCGTAGAAATGCCGTGCTGGCCGATTTTAGGTTGAGCGAGTCCATCCCCGGTAGGGGCATAAAATTCAGTCATGATGATTTACCTGTCGTTAATTAGTTGGTAGCTGTCGCGACATAACGATCCTGCCAAAGGGCGATCGCAATTTCACGCAAGTTATTCGTAAAAGTATGCGGAGTCAGGCAACCTCCTTACGTGAGTCTTCGATGCGCTGGTTAATCCAGTCATCAACTTCACTTTCAACGAAGGCAATGGCACGGGAGCCAATTTTGACGGAGGACGGAAATTTACCCTGGCTCATAAGACGGTAGATCCAAGCCTTCCCTAGCGCTGTTCTACGTTGGACTTCTGGGAGGCGGATAAGTGTTTGAGACATTTTAACTGCTCCTGTAGTTGATATGGGTCTACAGGAGCAAATATCTCACCCTAACATCTTCACAAAGGCATAAAAAAAAACAAATACTTTATCCAGTAAAAACAGACGTCATAACATTTAGAGAAATTTGTTAGTTCAGTCTTCGGAGAGTTTCATAACATCTGAAATTCTCATAGTTTTGAGGTAACTGTTTTTCTTAACGTAATGTTTTACTAGAGGAAAAGTGTCCTCGTTGATTATTTTTTCAACAAACGGGCGGATTGTATCCTTAACCTGCTGTCCACCAATAACCTCGTCCTCATCATCTGGGAACAACAAACGTGAAGCTAAATCATGACTAATTTTTCTACCATTGATTACCTCCCAAAGTATAAGATCCAGAAAAGGGAATACTTTATATGTAATAATTTTTTTGATAGTTGAGATCCCTACTCTAGATTTACTGGCTTGCGGTTCATCAATGCCCAACTCGAATCGCCATTCTTTAAGAAGTTCCTTAAACTCGGCTATCAACTCATCATCAGTGTAAGATGCAAGATTAACCTTGATAACTACTTCATCTTCGAATTCTGAACTTCCATCTTCTACAGCACTGACACATGAAAATATTCTACCATCGTTGATTTCTGAAATTCGATGGCCATGAACTATGTGTTTATGACGAAGATAAAAACGGTAGTAGCTTGCTAAATCACCCATGCTGAAAGGAGTTATAGATTCGTCACCACTTAACTCTTCTTGGTAAGGCCTTAAGGCATGTTGATTGGAGATAACAGGAATACCATTAATTCTGTACTCGATGGGATCAGAGTTTTTGTTACCTCTGACAGAGGTATTATCTGATAACTCTGGGAATACAAGATCAGAAAGATCTGAGGATAGAGTAACTCCCTTCATTATTTCTTCAAGTAAGCGACTTTTAGTATGAAGCCAGCCTTCGTTTGATTCTTCATCATCAGATGTGTAATCAATGGCAAACATCACCCTAAACTCTAATTCACGCAGAATTTGTTCAATAGTCAGTGACTGGAAAGTCTCGTAATTTTTTAAAGAAAACCAACTTTTAATTTCTTTTGGGTAAACTTTCTTCACCATAACGCCACCTCGCGTCTCTTAAATTTGCGGCTATGCCAGCCCACAGAGGTGCATGGGTCTTCGGTTCCAACCTAAACATAACCATTTTCTTTCATGGGATTATCGTCTACTGAAGTATATATGTCTAGATCGAGCTGTATATTCATACAGCAAAATATTCACGCATTCTTTTTTTGAACCACTACGGCAAGTTCGTCAAGATAGTCCGCATACCATTGAAGCATCTCACGTCGCCCATCAATGTACTGAGCATGATTATAGGTACCACGTATTGTGTTTCTGTCAGAATGCGCCAGCTGTGCCTCTATCCAGGCAGAATTGAATCCCTGTTCATGTAACACAGTGCTCATGGTATGCCTGAAGCCATGGCCAGTAGCTTGACCGCCATAGCCAATACGTTTAATCACTTGGTTAATGCTGGCTTCGCTCATTGGCTTCCCTGCGTCATTACGCCCCGGGAAAACATACTTTCCTCTACCGGTAATCTCTTTGAGTTCGAGCAACAGCTCCTTGGCTTGTTTCGGTATAGGAACGAGGTGTGGGCGGCGCATCTTCATGCGCTCTTTTGGGATTAGCCAGAGATCTTTGCTCAGATCAAATTCTTGCCACTCAGCAGCACGAAGTTCGATAGTTCGAACACTCAGGTACATGAGAAGTAATGTCGCGATGCGGGTAATTTTACTGCCGCTATATGCGTCGACAGCTTGTCTGAAGGGACCAAGTTGAGCTGGTGAGAGATGAGGGAAATGTTGCTGTTTGGGGGATTTGAGAGCCCCAGCCAAATCCGTCACTGGATTGTACTCGGCCCTTCCGGTGATGACAGCATAAGTGAATATCTGGCGGCAAGCCTGTCTCGTTTTCTTGAGCTTATCCAGGACACCGCGTTCCTCCATCTTCTTCAGAACAGAAAGCATGTCCATGGGTTTGATATCGGTAATAGCTTTTCTACCGATATAAGGGAAAATATCTTTTCGCAGATATTCGAGGATGTCATCAGCATAACCGGAAGACCAATTCGGTTTCTTATGCTCATGCCATTCAAGTGCAAGAGACTCAAAACTGTTATTCACAGCGAGTATTCTGGCTTGTTTCTCCGCCTGCTTAACTTCAGACGGATCTTCACCATTAGCGAGTAATCGCTTGGCTTCATTTCGCTTATCTCTTGCCTCAGCGAGGGTTACATCAGGGAAAACACCAATAGACAGGAGCTTTTCCTTTCCAGCGAGGCGGTACTTCAGTCGCCAGTATCTGGACCCATTTGGGTTAACTAGCAGGTACAGCCCACCGCCATCCGCCAGTTTATAGGGCTTGTCCTGAGGCTTAGCTGTGCTTATCTGGCGTGCCGTTAACTTCAT